GGACCCGTGGGGCCCACGGTCCCCTGAATGCCCTGAGGACCGGTCGGCCCCACCGTGCCCTGCGGCCCAGTGGGACCCTGCGCACCGGCCGTGCCCTGCGCACCCGTCGCGCCCGTCGGGCCAGTCGCCCCAGTGGACCCAGCGGCCCCGGACGCTCCCGTCGGCCCAGTCGCACCCGTCAGACCCGTCATCCCGGTCGCACCCGTCGGCCCAGTCGGACCCACGATCGGCCCAGCGTCAGCCCACGACGACCCACCCCACACCCACAGGTGCCCGGTGTCGCTGGTGATGTACCCGTCGCCCGGCAAGTTCCCACCGGTGGGAAGTGCCGATGACGTAGCGACCGTGCCCTTGATCGTGACCGACGTGCCGTCCTTGCCCGTCGCCCCAGTCGGGCCGGTCGCACCAGTCGGCCCGGTCACCCCCTGCGGCCCGGACGCGCCGGTGGCGCCCTGCGGACCCGTGGGACCAGTCGGGCCCGCGACAGTCGAAGCCGCGCCCGTGGCACCCGTGGCACCCGTCGGCCCAGCCGGGCCCTGCGACCCGGCCACACCCGCCGACCCCTGCGGGCCCGTCGGACCGGCCACGCCCTGTGGGCCCGTCGGACCCACCGCCCCAGTCGGCCCGGACGCCCCAGTCGGCCCGGACGCACCCGTGGCACCCCGCAGCCCGGACGCACCCGTCGGACCGGTCGGGCCAGCGACCGTCGAAGCGGCGCCCGTGGCACCGGTCGCCCCCGTGGGGCCAGCCGGGCCCACCGTCCCAGCCGCACCAGCAGGGCCCTGCGCACCCGTCGGGCCCGTTGCACCCGTCAAACCGGTGGAGCCCGTGGCACCCGGCAGCCCCGGCGCCCCCGACACGCCCGTCGGGCCGGTCGGGCCAGACGCTCCCGTGGGCCCAGTGGCCCCCACCGTCCCAGCCGCGCCAGCCTGCCCAGCGGGGCCCTGCGGCCCAGTTGGCCCGGCCGCACCAGTGGCCCCCGTCGGCCCGGTCCCGCCCGGCCCGGTCGGCCCCACCGCGCCCTGCGGACCGGTCGGCCCAGTCGGACCGTCCACGTACCAGATAGGCCCCGGCACACACCCCGTCGGCAGCAGCGACTCCCACTCCACCGGCCCCGGCCCCTGCACGATCACCCGGTACGTGTCATCCACGCCGTCCAACCGCACGCGGGCCTTGTAGATCATCGGCCCGTCGATCTGCCACCCCGGATCGAACGAGTCCACGACCTGCACCGAGAACCGGCCATCCGCGTCCAGCGTCGCCTCGACGCGGGCCTCCGTGATGATCGCGTCAGGGACGGAGTTCACGGCGGCGACGACCGGCGACAGCGCCACGCTGCCGACCGGCGCCGTGCCGTCAGCACGCAGGTACCGGCCCTGCACCGTGACGAGCGCGAGATCGGCCATGCCGCCATCCTCCCCTACGAGTTGTCCACCGCGCCGTCAGAGACGGTGTTGTCGTAGATCAGGACACCGCCAGCGTTGTCCGACCCCTTCGCCTTGTACTTGTTGTAGGACTTCTCCTGCGCCGCCGACAGGTTCGACGGGGCGAACAGGTTGTTGCGGATGACCACCGTGTCCGCCGACGCGGGCAGCGTCTCCGTGCCCGTGTCGCCCATGCCGACGAAGTAGTCCGTGCCACCCCACGAGCCGTCCACGTTGTTCAACTCCACGAGTACCTGCTCATGCCGCATCGACGCGTGTCCAGACGACGAGGAGATGCCCGGCCGCGTCGAGGTCTTGTTGCGGATCACGTTCCCCGCGATCCGGTAGTAGGTCGGCTCACCGTTGCGCGTCGTCGCCCCAGCGTTGATGTACAGGTTGATCGGCTGGAGACAGTCGATGAACGTGTTGCTGAGAATCTGCACGTTCGACCAGACGTACGCCCGGACCGCACCCTCCGACCCGGCCCCGTTCGCAACGTCGCCGTACGTGCTCGGATCGACCTCTTGGAAGGTGCAGTTCTGGATCAGGACGTTGGAGTGGATGCCGAGCGGGTAGTGCTCCTGCACCCCGCCCGAGACCACGCCCTCCTCGTAGTGGTGGCTGCCGACACCACGCGGCACCCGGTAGAACGTGCAGCCGTCGATCTTCACGTTGTTCGTGCAGGTCCCATCGTTCGCCACATCCGACGCCGACAGGTACCACGAGTAGTCCAACTGCACGCACTCGTCCTCCGTGCGACGCGGCTTGCTCGGGTTGGACGACCCGCTCGGCATCGTGAAGTAGCAGCCCAGCACCTCCACGTTGTAGGTGCCGTCCTGCCGTGGGCCGCCCGACGAGTTGATCTCGATGTAGTGCTTCTTCCCGCCCAGCCCAGAGAAGTCGCAGCCCTTCACCCGGAACCGGCGGGTGTGCGCGATCGACATGCCGCCCGTCCACCCGGAGCAGTGAACGCGGACGTTCTCCAGCACCCAGTCGAAGTGCGGCGAGTTGTAGCCACCGCCACCGTTGTCCTGAATGCGGAACACCACCGAGTCGGCAGCGGGCGCGTTCAGCAGCGGGCGAGTCGCGCCAGCCCCGGCGCCGACCAGCCGCACCCCACGGCGCATGAACAGCGTGCCGTCAAGGTTGTACGTGCCGCTCTCCAGTTCCACGCAGGCCATCGTGGACTCGACATCGAAGTTGACCGCCGTGCCGATCTGGTTGGCGACGAAGTGGTTGTACGCCCGGTCCATCGCCGCTTGGATCGCGGCCCGCGACGAGCCAGCCGGGACGATCTCGTGGAAGTGCGTCGGCTTCTTCTCCGTCACGACCGCGTTGACGGGCCCGCCGCTGGTCTGCCCGCCCTTGGTGTCGATGACCACCGTCCACGCGTAGGTGCCCGGAGTCGCGTGCGTGGCGCCGGTCAGCGTGGCCGTCGTCGCCCCCTCGGCCGGTGACGTGGACCACGAGTAGCCGGGGAACGAGAACGTCACCGTCGCGCCCTCGGGGAAGCCGCCCGGCGCGGTGACGGTCACGTCGTACTGCTGGTCCACGTCGATCTTGGTCGTGGACAGGCTCAGGGTGAAGTCGGTCACCGGGGGAACCCACGCGAGCACCCACGCGGACCCGTTCCACACCTTGATCTTCTTCGCGTTCGCCCACGCGGACCCGTTCCACACGGGAACCTGCTTCGCGGCAGCCCAGCCGGTCCCGTTCCACACCGACACCGGCATGGTCGCCTCCCTCAGTATTGAATCCAGACGGTGCCGACCCCGGTCGCTGGCGTGCCCGACGGCGCAGCAGTGGAACGGATCAACTGCGCCTCCAGCACGTACCGCGCGTCGGTGAACACCGTGTCCAGCGCGATCAGGTCGGCTGCCACGCTGATGCCCTGCCCAGCGCCCACGTTGATGGTGCGGTCCGCCGTCAGCGCCCCCCCACCGATCAGACCGTTCCCGGCGATGACCTGACGGGCAGCAACCGCGTCCACGTCCGCCTTGCGGGCCGCGTTCGACGCGCCGGACGGGGCCGGGAGAGCCAGTTGCCCGGTCAGCGTCCCACCGGCCAGCGGGAGGTACCGGGCATCGCCGCGCGCCGTGTTGAGGTACTGCGGGTGGTCGTCCCCAGCCAGCCCCGACAGCGACGAGTGGGGCAGGTTCGTGACACCGGCGGTCGCGTTCGGATCGACCCACAGTTCCAGCCCGGAGTCGGTCGGCAGCGCCGACTGGATGGCCACCTCCTCCGCGCCCGTGCCGGTGACCGTGGGCACGTAGATGCGGCTGTCGCTGCCGAGGACGGCCATGTTCCCCGCGTCGGCGCTGACCACCGTCGGGCCGGGCACGCCCTGCACACCCTGCACACCTTGGATGCCCTGCGCGCCCTGCGGCCCGGACGGGCCCGTGGGACCCGTCAAGCCGGTCGCCCCAGTGGCACCCGTAGCGCCCGTGTTGCCGGTCGCGCCCCTCAACCCGGTGGGGCCCGTCGCGCCGACCGCGCCAGCCGCACCGGTAGGGCCGGTCGCACCGACCGCCCCGGCCGCACCCTGCGGACCCGTCGGCCCGACAGCGCCCGACGCACCCGTGGGGCCGGTCGCGCCCTGCGCACCAGCCGTGCCCGTCGCACCGGTCAGGCCGGTGGCACCCGTGGGACCCGTCGGGCCGCGCACCACGCCCACGTCCGACCACGACGAGCCGCCCCACACCCACAGGTGGCCGTCGTTGTTCGTGATGTAGCCGTCACCGGCGACGTTGCCCGACGGCGGCAGCGCCGACGAGTTCGCCACCGACCCCTTGATCGTCACCGACGTGCCGTCCGAGCCACGCGCCCCAGTCGGGCCCGTCACACCCTGCGTGCCAGACGCTCCCGTCGGACCCGTCGGACCCTGCGGGCCCGTCGGACCAGTTGCCCCCTGAGGACCGGTCGGACCGGCCACCGTGGACGCGGCACCCGTCGGCCCCGTCGCCCCCTGCGGCCCAGTCGGGCCGGGCGTTGTCGAGGTGGCGCCCGTCGCACCGGTGGGCCCAGTCGGGCCAGCGACACCTTGAGGACCCGTCGGACCCACACCGCCAGACGGCCCCGTCGGCCCGGCCGCCCCCGGCGAGCCCTGCACACCCTGCACACCCTGCGGGCCCGTGGGGCCCATCACACCCAGATCGCCCTTGTCACCCTTCGGGCCGACGACACCCTGCGGCCCCTGCAACCCCTGCTGCCCCGTCGGCCCGGTCACGCCAGCCGGGCCCTGCGCACCCACCGGCCCCGTCGGACCCGTCGGACCACCGGACGGGCCAGTCGGACCCGTCGGCCCATCGTTCCCTGTCGGACCGGTCGGCCCAGCCGGGCCCTGCGCACCCTCAGGGCCGATCGGCCCCGGAGGACCAGCCGAGAACGACGGGATGTAGCAGTCCTCAACCGCGCTCGGCCGAGGGATGTTGCCGGGGTTCCTGCTCGTCATGGCTCCTCCTGCCGCTCATGGTAGAGGCGGGACACCCCCTACGGGACGGCCTGCCACGCGCGCGTCACCGGGTCCTGCTCGTACGTCACGCCCTCGTCCAGCACCAGCACAGACGTTCCCGGCTCCAGATCGGGAATCTCGTCCCGCGTCCGCACCGCCAGCGACCCGAACGCGGCCACCTCCGTCGTGCCCGGCAGCAGATCGACGCGGCCCTTGCGCTCCATCCGGGTGATCCGCTTGTTCACCAGCCGCATCCACATCATCAGGCTGTCCTGCGCGTCCAGACGGTTCGACTTCACGGCTCCACCACCCTCTCCGGCGCCGCCGTCGTCGTGATCTCCACCTTCTCCGACGCGTCCTCCTCGCGGACATGCACCCGGTCCAACTTGTGCAACTGGTCCACCGACTTGCACAGGTCCGTGGACACGACCTGCACCCACGCACCAGCCACCAGTTCGTTGATCGTGAACGGGGCGTCCGGGGTCAGCGCCGAGTTGTCCGGCACCCGCACCCGCAGCGGAGCCGGGAACGACGCGTCCAGCGCGGACTGCGCCTGCTTCTGCCAGCCCTTCAAGTCCTCCGCGTTCGGCACCTCCTGCCCGGCGGACTCGTTGTACGTGGAGATGACGTGGTCGATGTAGCCGTACGTCGAGATCGCCCACGCCGGGGCCACCGCCTGCGACGCGTACCCGTTGCCGTTCGTCACGATCACGCGGGTGGCGAACTCGTTGCCGTACTCCACCACCTCAAACCCGCTGGTCACATGACTGGCCAGCAGCGGCGACGGCAGGGTGCGCCACTTGAGGTGCGTGTCCCAGAAGTAGATGTCACGGCCCACGACCGTGTAGTCCATCCCCTTGTCCTCGGCGTACTTGTCGAAGTCCTCCCACGTCGTCATCGACCACGCCTTCACCGCCGACGACGTGTCCGGGTCGTCGGTCCCCTTCACCCAGTTCACCCGCGACGCCGCGTTCCACGGGTCGCCGTACTTGAGGAACGTCTGGTCGCGCAGCAGCCAGTTCATCACCCAGCCGCAGGCGGCGATGTTCGGGAACGCCTTGTTGTAGCCCTTCTCCAGCACCGTGTTCTTCGCCACCCACAGGATGTCGTTCGCGTAGATCGTCACCCCGTCCTCAGCGAACTCCGGGCGGATCACCGGGCCCTCCCACACCTTCTCGCCCGACCGGTAGATATGCAGTTCGTGGTGCCCCGACAGCAGGTTGCCCAGTTCCCCGCAGCAGCCCGCGCCAGCGCCGACCCGCACGTACGCCTGCGAGATGTCGTCGCGCTGACGCTCCCAGTCCACCAACTCCAACCGGTCCAACTCGTACAGGATCGTCGCGCCACCGCGCGCCACGATGAACGCCTGATGCTCCCCGCAGCCCAGCGTCCCCATCAGGGGCTCACCCTGCCCATCACCGTCGCACCCACCATCAGCGGGGCAGTGCCGGGCGCCCGATCCACCAGCAGCCGGTAGTCATCCGACGGCAGCGTCGGCCAGCGGGGCGGCCCACCGGCGGCGTCCCACACGAACGAGTCGTTGCGGCGGCGGATGCCGTTCGACTCCGTCGTCACCATGCGGGCCCGGAAGTCCAGCGTCACGATCCCACCGGTGGGAAATCCGTCCATCCACCACTGCCCCACCGAGTCACCGAGGTGGTCCACCAGCGTCAGACGCACCGACGGGACGAACTCGGCCGACTCCAGCCGGATGATCGGCGACACCGACGTGCCGAACTCCGGCGCCGGAAGGGCCACCTCCTGCCGCTCCCACTCGGTGCGCGGCAGGAACCGGGGCGACCGGGCCAGCGACGGCGGCAGGGCGTACCCGACGGGGGCAGCGAACGCGTCCACCGAGCCCGCCGAGATCGGCACCGGCGGGTCGCTCCACGGCACCGCCTGCGGCTCGGCAACCGCGTACACGTTGGCCGCCGAGTAGATGAACGGGTCCGATGCGACGATCACGAACTCCACCTCGGCCATCGCCCCCCGCGAGTCCATCTCCCGGCGCCGCAGCACCGTGGGGCCCGTGATGATCCGCGTGCCGTAGAACATGCGCCGCCGCCGCTGGATGCACTGCTCCACGCACACCGGGTCGGTGCAGTCCGACGCGGCCACGTTCGGGCAGCAGTCGTACATCTCGGTCGTCACCGACCCGCAGGTCACCGCCGAGTCGAGGCTGCGCAGCCAGTCCAGCCCGAACCCCAGCGCGCAGTCCGACGCGGCCACCGCCACCGCCCGCACCGTCAGCGACCGGGTCTGGTAGCGCAGCGGCCCGAAGTGCCCGCCGCCGGACGCCGCCGACAGCACCTCGATCCGCCGCGTCGAGTCGTCCACGTTGCTCACCGACATGCCGATCAGGCCGAAGAACTCCAGCGCGTCGGTCACGCCGTCACGCCACCACGGCGGCGGGACGCCGCGCTTGCGGTCCAGCAGCGGCGTCTCGTACTCGCCTTCCAGCCCAGCCAGCACGCTGGAGCACTGCGAACAGCCCCGCACCCACGGCAGGCCAGCGGCCCGCGCGTACGCGGTGGCCCGGTGCGTGTTGATGACCTCCACACCGTCGATCGTCAGGTAGCCCTCGTACACAACTCCTCCTACCCGGCCATCGCAGCCATGCGGTTCATCACCTGAGAGGCCACCACCCGGCTGTCAGCGCTGGGCGTGGTGATGTTCCAGTAGTTGACCACCGCCCCGGAGGCCGACGGCGTGATCTGGGTGACGCTCGCCATGCTGAACGTGCCACCGCCACCGGAGCGGGCCCCGCCGCCACCGAGCATCCGGCCGATGATCGGCCAGCCCTTGATCTTGTCGATCAACCGCTGGACCTTGTCGATGACCCATCCGACCGCCGTGGACATCGCGTTGAACAGGCTGGTGACCATCTTGAGCGGGCCGGAAAGCGCCATGATCCCGATTCGGCCCATCGTGGCGAATATCTTGAACCCAGCAATGAGCAGCCGGACAATGCTCAGGAGGAACAGGAAGAACGTCTTGTTCTCGTCATTGTTCAGCGACGCGAACGCGCCCATCAGTTCCTTCACCACGCCCCACAGCGCCTTGCCGACCTCCTTCGCGTCGGCGAACCACTCAGCCAACTTGCCGTTCTCGCTGATCTCGTTGATCCAGTCGCGGAACTTCTGCACCTCCTCCAGCAGGAACCCGAACAGGTCCTTCGCCGCGTTCGTCGTCGCATCAGCGGTGAACAGGTCGAACAGGGCCAGCGCCAACTCCTTGACGACCCCCCACACCAGCGAACCGATCTCGTACGCCTTCGTGAAGAAGTCGAGGATCGCCCAGCGGCCCTCGGCGCTCTCCGTCCAGCGCAGGAACTCCTCGGACACCCCGACCAACGACTCCATGAAGCGCGTGACCAGCGGGCCGATCGCCGAGAAGAAGTTGGTGAACCCGGCGAACAGGTTGGCCGCCACCGTGCCGAGGTTGTCGATGATCGACGCGCTCAGGGCCCACATGTAGTTGAACGACGACATGAACTGGGTGTTCTGGGCGAGCCCCAAGAACTTCTCGATCACATTCCCGACCGCCCCGGCGACCAGAGTGAGGCCGGTCTTGAGGGATTCGACCAGCGGGGTGGCCTTCTTGAGTGCGTCGGCCATTCCCTCGAACAGCGCCTCACCGGCCTGCTTCTTGAGGTCGGAGAACTGCTCCACGAGCGGCTTCATCGCCCCGACCGCAGCGCGCGCGTTCGGGCCCAACTTCTCCAACTCGCGGTTGTACTCCTTCCACGCCGCCGCCTTCTTCTTCGGGTCCGTCTCGTTGACCGCAGCCCACAACTTCCCGATCGCCTGCGTGGCGTCCAGCGCCCCGATCGCCAGCCCGGCGAAGCCCACCCCGAGCGCACCAGCGATGGGCACCAGCAGGGCCACGTTGGACACCGCGTACAGCAGGGCCGAGCCGAAGGCCACCAGCCCAGCGGTCACCGTGCTCAGGAGCACCGACAGGGAGCCGAGCAGGGCTTGGAGGACGCCGATGCCGACGACGAACGCGGCGATCGTCCCCGCGCCGGAGCCGCCGACCTTGACCAGCGCGCCGCCGACCTTGGACAGCGGGCCCGCGAACTTGCCGAGCCGACCACCGGCCTGCGCGGCCATCTCGCCGAGCGTTTGGAACCCGAACCCGATGTTGCGCAGCGTGTCGGGCACGACCTTGCCGACCTTGAACGCGAGGCCGAGCATCCCGCCGAGGACGCTGGTCAGCGTGTCGAAGATGCCGCCCGTGCCAGCCGCCTTCAACTTGCTGCGCCAGCGGCCAACCCGCTTGTCCATCACATCGAGGTTGAACAGGCGCCTGCGCCAGTGCTTGTCCTCGTCCTCCTCGACCTTCTTGTAGTACGCCTTCTGGTTCTTGTAGTGGTCGGCGAGCATGACCTCGACCGCGTCCAGCGCGTCCTTCGTCGTCCTGACCCGGATGTCCGCCACGTCGTCGCCGAGTTGCTTGGCGAACTTCCGCTCAAGGGCACCGTTCTCCTCGACCAACTTCATGTACCGCTTGAGCCCGGCCTCCTGCTCCTTCTGCGCGGCACGGAGCGCCTGCGGCATCGCCGTCTTGAGGTAGTCGGCGAGTTCCTGAGCGGGGATGCGCAGCCGCTTCGATATCTTGTTGATCTCCGCAGCGCTGATGACCTCGTCCAACTTGAAGTCAACCTTGCTGAAATCGACGGCGTCGCCGATCTCAGCGGCCATCGACTGCGCCCACGTCTTGATCCGCTTGTCCAGCGCGCCGAACACCTGACTCCCCGTCAGGCGCTTGTTCAGGTCGTTCTGGAAGTTGCGGTCGAACGCCTTGGCGGCCTTGCTGCCCTCGGCTCCGTACGCGCGCTCCAGTTCGCCCTTGATCCCAGAGGTGTCCGACACAACACGGACGTACATCGCACCAACGGTGTCGTACATGGGCCCACCTCCGTGCTCAGGCTAGCCCCTCGCGGGCGGCGCAACCCCGAATGCGCCAGCGAAGGCAGCGAACGAATCCATCTCCTCCACGACGCTGGCCTGAGACGGCACCCTGCCGGGGATCGGAGCCTGCAACTGGTACAGCCACTTCTCCCGCTCCTGCGGGTCGATCCTCGGCAGACACCACGCGTAGATCGCGTTGAAGAACCGATCCACGCGCAGCCCCATCAGGTCCGTGCCGTGGAGGGCCGCTTCGCCGTCGATCTCGACCCACCGGTCCGCCGCGATGAGGAGGAGGCGGACGGCGACTTGGTAGGGCGGGCGGACCACTCCTCGATCAGGCCCTCCACGATCTCGTTGACGGTGTCGAAGTCGAACGGGTCGGTGCGGTCCAGCAGCCGCTTGCGGTACATGGCCTGCGCGTCCTCATCGAGGATGCCGTCGAGGAAGTCGATGACGGCGGCCATCGACTCGGACACGTCCCGGCTGTCGGCCTGCGCGGCGACCAGCATCGCCAACTGGCCGGGCGACGGCGGGTAGGCGGTGAACGTCTCCCCGTCGATGCTGAACTCGATCGGCTCCGCGTCGTCAAAGACGGCTGGGGCCGCCTTGCGTGCGGCGGTCTTGAACTCCCTCAAGGTGGACCTCCTGTGTTGGACCTTGGCGCTGCGAGCCTACCGTTCCCACGGTGGGAAATCAGCGCCGGTTACGTCGTCGGCCGCGATCCCGGCCCGGCCCACGCGGGGATGCGCTTGCCTGCGGCCACGTTCCGGCCGCTGATGAACGCGATCTGGTACTTGCGGGTGGACCACTTCCACGCCTTCTCCAGCGTGTGCTGGCCCTCCCGGCCCCGCGTCCCGGCGTACCACATCACCGCGCCCGGTGAGCGGGCACCCGTCCACGAGAACCGCTCCCACCGTCCGGGGAACTCGGACGTGAGCGAGTAGCGCCTGCCGTAGTTGATCGACCCGTCCCGGTTCTTGTGGTACCAGCCGGGATACATGTCCCCAGCCCACACCTCCGCCGCGAACGAGGTGCTGCCACGACCCTTCTCCACGAACACCGCGTGCGGGGCCACGTTGTAGACCGAGCGCAGCAGCCAGTGCCCGTTGCCGCGCCGGTACGACCGGAACGACGCCGCGTACGTGCCGACCACCCCGCCGCGATGCACCGCGTTGAGCGGGTTGTTCACCGGGGCTGTCATCCGGGCGCGCGCCTTGCACCGCGTCACCCACTTGTTCAACTCGCGGGCCACCCCACCGGAACCGCTGGTCGTGTTGCACGCCTTGATGACCAGCACGTCGCTGATGTAGACCTTCGTTGACGGCTTAGGCATCGAGCAGCACCGTGACGGTCCACTCCCCGCCGACGCAGCCACCCTGCGGGCCCTGCGGGTCGTACTGGCCGAGGAAGTAGTCGGCGAACCCGCAGCACTGGATGGCCCGGTGGATGGCGCCCATGTCGGCCACCGTCGCCAGCCACGCGTCCTGCATCTGCTCCTCCGTCGGCAGGTCCCCCTCCTCCGACGGCATCGGCGCGCAGCGCAGCGCCCCCACTGCGATCTCGGCGGCGAGGTACGCGTTGCACTTGGAGTATTCCCGGCCGCCGGGGAACGTGGTCGTGGCGAACACGTTGTTCACCTTCACGTAGCCCATGCCGCAGTTCTCGCCGGAGCACTCCCCGCAGTAGTCCCACGCCACCTGATCGCCGGGCACCACCCCGCAGAAGCACGTCGGCCCGGCGCCCTCCTCCGCGAGCGCCTTGCACAGGCACTCCACCAGCGCGGCCACCGCCGTCGCCAGACGCGTCGCGTTCGGCGTCACGATGTCACGCCCACGGATCGACCGGGACGGCCTGCGGCCGGGCCTGCCACGTCGTGTACCGGTGCTTCGCCGACGTGAGGTCCGGGCTCCACACCCGCGACGGCATCTTGAGCCCGTTCGGGTTGATCGACGTGAGGTACGCGTCCACCTCGCGGATGCCCGTCATCCCGTCGGGGAACATGCCCCTTCCGATCTCCATGCTGATGCCCTGCCGGGAGATCGACGTGACTGCGGACGGCAGGCGGCAACCCTTCCCGCCCGAGCACGCCTTGGCGAACTCGCAGGTCAGCACGCCCGCCGCCCACAGCCCGGCCGCGTCCGGCACCACGCCGGGCACGTACCAGACCCCGAGGGTTCCCAGCCCGGAGTCCACGTCGCCGTCCATGCTCTGACACGACGGCCACGACTGTCCGTCGGTGCGGACCAGCCGGTTGCCGTTGTCCACCCGGTAGTTGTCCACCGGCAGGATCACGCCGTCGATCTTGACCTGCCACACCTCGGCCACCGGGCCGGGCAGGACGATCTCCGACAGCGGCTTGCACGAGCAGCCGGACGACCCGCACGCGGCGTTCGTCCAGCAGCCCTCGCAGTCACCCGTACGCACTAGTCGGGGCCCAGCCGACGAGCACGCCGAGCAGGGCGCCGACGCGCACGGGCGCACCAGCACCGGGCAGTTGCCGACCAGACCCCCGCTCAGGACACGCAGGGTGTCCCAAGCGAGGGTCATCGCGCGGCAGAGCAGGTCGTCGTCGTAGTCAGCCCACTCCGGGCAGCAGCCCATCGTCGGCGAGTACGGGACGCACGACCCACACGCACCACAGAGGTCGTCCACGTCCACAGCCCCTCCTCCCGGTGGGATCAGGCGGCAGCGGGCAGGGTTCCGTTGGCGAGGAACGCGGCGTACTCCGAGTCACTGAGGCACATGCCCTCGGTCGGCGCGGGCGGGGCCAGCGTCGTGTACAGCACCGCGAGGTGGTCGTTGGTGTCCAGCGCCTCCGGCAACTTCGCCGGGGTGCCACCGACCTCCATCGTGTTGTACGGGCCCGAGCCCCACGAGTTGCCGTCGAGGGTGACCGCACCGGAGATCGTGAACGACACCGCCGCGTTCTCGATGGTGAAGTCGCCCACGACACCGGCCCGCAGGAACGGCAGCACGAGGTAGCCGAACGAGCCCGACTCGGTGGACTGCCCCTGACATCCCTCCGCGCCCGGCGAACCGGCCCACACCTCCAGCGCGAACGCGTTGTCACACGCCTTCACCTTGGAGTTCATGCGGAAGCCGATCGGGTCGCCGTCCGCGTTGTAGATCGGGTCCTGCCCGGTCATCATCGAGAACAGGCACGGATCGACGTTGCAGAACACCACGTCCACGTTGTAGCCCTTGAACTCCGCACATCCGGGGTCGCGGACACACGTCTGGCCGTTGGCGTTGGTCACGACCAACTCCTCCGGCTCGTTGATGTTCGCGGTCAGGGCGACGGACACGTACCCGTCGGTGACCGAGACGGCCGAGCCTGCGCCCGTGAGGGGCACCCCACAGCCGTTCAACTTGGTCGCCCGCATCGTCCGGCCCCGGACGAGGGGGAAACTGGTACCCGCCATGCTGTGCCTCCTCAGGCTTCCGCTACGAGCGCGCTGACCCGCGCGACCTTGACTGTTGCCGCCCCGCATTCGATCAGCGGGACGAACGTGCGCTCGGCCACCACGCGCGGTGGCTCGCACGTCAGACCGTTGACGACCGGCGGGGCGTAGTTGACCATCACCGGGCCGCGCAGAAGGGTGATCTGCCCGGTCGCCCCGATGATCTGGTCGGTCGGCGCGTACCCGGCCGCGTTCGCCACCGGGGTGCCCTGAATGGTCGCCAGCGTCCCGTCGAGCCCGGCGCCCACGACGTTGGCGTTGATCGCCCACGTCGCGTACTTGCGGGCCATGTGCATCATGCCCAGCCCGGCGTAGTTCACGTCGAGCCATTCCTCCAGCAGGCCGACGGCCGCCACGATGTCCACCGGCGTCCCGCTGGGGGTGATGTCGGTGTCCATCGCCATGATGAGGGCTTCGATGTGCTTCTCGACCTGCACGGCCTCCTTGAGCAGCAGCGACGCCTTCGCCTTGGCGGCCAGTTCCTCGGACGCGTACCCGATCGGCTCGCACTCGATGCCGTCGTACACGGTGAACGGGTCGCCCGTCACCAGCGTCCCGATCCCCCGCAGCGTCTTGAGCGTCGCCACCGGGTCCGGGTCCGGGTTGCACAACGACTCCGGGTAGCCGTAGCCGCAGTTCCCCGCCGACCAGTGCTGCGCCGGGAGGCACGAGTCCGTCTGGTACTCGGCCCCCAGCAGGTCATGCGGGTCCGTGGTGTCGATGACGCGCGCCACCGCGAACAGTCCACCGACCTTCGGGGCCGGTGCGGGCACCTCGATGTAGCGACGCGCCCCTGCGATGTTCGGCACTGGACCTCACCTCCTCACGGGATGGTGGTGGTCCGGGGGGGCCGACAGGTCCGGCCGACCCCCCCGGAGTGGGTCACGCGCCGATCGCGGTGCCGAGGCAGACAGCCTTCTGCTGGCCGGTCAGGCCGCCAGCGCAGGTGTCCAACTGGATCTTCCACGTCTCAGCGCAACGCTGGACGGCGAGGACGCCCTCCTCCACGAAGATGCCCGTGTAGGTGTTGGACTCCAGCCCGACGCTGTCGTAGACCGCGTCGAGGGAGATCACGTCCGCCGTGCCCTTGGTCCACGTACCGGCCGGGTACATGAGGACCGACACGTTGGCCGGGACATCGGTCGGGGTCGCGCCGGGGCGGGCCGGGACGCTGAGGTCTTGGAACCCGCGCACCCACTGGACCTTGATGTTGCGGGCCGACAGGTTCGACTCGACCATCGCGTCGGTGACGCTGTTCCAGTCCTGCCCGTTGCGCCGGGCCACGTCGAAGCGCAGCAGCGGCTTGTACCACGCGGGGGCGATGACCTCGATGGAGGCGGTGATCGGCAGCGACCACTTCTGCCGCATGGCCACGGCCTCCCACTCCAGCGCGTCGAGGGAGAACGAGGCCGCCCCCTGCGCGTCGGTGACGATGGTGGTGCCCGCGTCGGTGTTGATCTGGCTGATGAGCCACGCGTTCACCTTGAGCGCGTGGGCCACGAGCGCGCCCTCGATGTAGCGGCGGACCAGTTCCGGGTACGCCGCGTTGGTGAGGATCGGCACCTTCACGCACATGCCGACCGCGTCGAGGCGGACCTCGGAGAAGTCGGGGCAGTCCACCTCGCAGCAGACCTTGCACTCACCGGCGATGGCCTGCGCCTCGGTCTGGTGGAAGCCACACCCGGCGTAGATCGCGGTGAAGTCCGGGCCGGGGGTGTAGCGGATGCCGCCACGGGTGACCCCGAACTCGGGGAGGTCGAGCAGGCCGTCGGCCACCTCCAACTGGCACATGTCGTACACCGTCTCGGACGGTGCGCACCAGCCACCGGCGGCGACGAGCGACCCGCCGGGCAGGCGGGACTCCTCACCGGCGCGCTGGACCAGCGAGTAGTCGTCGTACTCGCGGCCCTGAACGAGGTCGCCGTGGTCCTTGCGGATGACGGCGGCGCCGAAGCGCTGGCGGACCGGGGCCGGGGCGGCGTTGCGCGGCAGGCCCTTGAGGCGGGCGACGAGCGCGGCGCCAGCGGCACCGAGGTCATCGAGCGCCTGTCCGGCGGCGTAGCCGGGCACGTCGGCGGACGCGATCAGGCTCGGCGCGGACGGCCGGGGCACGACCGGGGCGGGAGCGTTGGCGGCTGCGCGGGCGACCGGGCTCTGGGCAGAGGCGGCGACCGGCACGGGGGTGTTGTCGTCCACGACGGACTCCTCGTTCTCGATGGGGGTGGGTGCCTCCTGCTCCACCTCGGCCTCGGCCTCCGCGACGGGGGCCTCCTCCTCGGTGTCCTCGGCGGTCTGCTCCGGCACGGTGGCCAGCAGTTCGGCGGCGCGCTGCGCACGCGACTCGGCGGCGGCCACGCGGGCCTGCTGCTCCTCGCGGATGGCGCGGATGATGGGGGCGATGCGCTCGCCCTCGGCGATGGTGTCCTCGTCGGACTCGGCGGTGAGGCCCAGTTCCTTGAACGCGTCCAGACCCTCGTTGAGCAGGTCGCTCAGGGCGTCGTTGGACAGGCCGGACAGGCCAGACTCAGGCAGGTTGAACATGTCTGTGGCTCCCGTGGGTAGGAACGGTTGTTGTCGTCCCTCGCTCCGCGAGGCCAGCAGCAGGGCTACTCCGTGCTGCCGTCAGATCGCACCGTACAGCATCGCGGTGCGGTCAGGCAGCCTTGGCCTTCCATGTGCCACCCTCGCGCCGCACAAGCGCAAGCGCCTCGGTGCGCGAGTTGACCACAACGACCTTGCCCTCGCGCGTGGTCACCTCGTACTGCTGCTTGCTCTTGCCCGCGCACCCGCAGCCCATCTCAGCCCTCCACGCTCGTCGTCAGCGCAGCAACCCGCAGCGCCCTCGTATCCTCCAGCAGGGCGGCGGCGCGCGCCCGGCGGCGTGCCCGCGACTCCACCTCGTCGGCCACGGCCATCACCAGATCGGCGACCGCGCCGTCCACATCGGCCTCCGACCCGCGCTCGGCCAGCGTGATCCCCGCCGCGACCAGCGCCCGCTGCACCGCGCCGGACGCCGCGATTCCCACCCGTGGGATCGGGAAGCCGGGCACGTTGACGACCAGTGCGGCGACCAGTTCCAGATGGCCCCTGATCTCCCGCCAGTCACCGGACAGCGCCCCCGCGCGCAGCGCCGCGATCTGGGCCTCCGTCAGCCCCTCGCGGACCGCGCCCGACACCCAGATGCCGAACTCGTCCTCACCGACGACCACGTCGGCCACCACCGTGCCGGTGTGGTCGTAGTGCGCGGCGGCGGCGCGGGCGTTCGCCGACAGGGGCGCGTGCCCCGTCGCCATCGTGATCTGCCCGACCGGGACCTCGCCCATGTCGGTCATCACCACGCCGGTCCGGTAGTAGGCGTACTTCGACGGCGACGCCGGGGCCTCCACGCACGTTCCGGGGATGCCGATGTGGCAGGTCCCCCACGTTGCGAGGTGCCCGTAGATGCGCCCGGCGTCGGTCACCGAGATCGGCGTCGGCGCGGTCAGGCCGGGGTCGAGGAAGAACTCGGCGTCGAGCAGCCGCGTCCCCGTCTCGCCGGGGTACAGGCTGGCAGCGGCGGCGATCACGTCGCCGTCGTGGCTGCCCCGGCGGGCGCCGACCGGCGGGTTGCCCGGCTTCCCGGCCTCACCCGGCCAGTAGCCCAGCGCGTCGTGGTGCCACTGGGCGGTGGTCCGGTTCAGGAACCGGGGCCCGATGTACTTGGCGAGGTACGCGCGCAGCCGCCGGAAGTCGCCCGGCGTCCCCCAGCGCACCTTCTCGTAGCCCTCGTGGCCCGGCTTGGTCCAGTAGTCGTGGATGCGCTTCGTGGCGACCGGCTCGGTCACCCAGCCCGGCCCCCGCTTGAACTCGGCCGCCGACGCCACCAGTTCCTCGGACTCCTCGGCCCACTCCTCGGGGATCAGGTCGCCCTTGCCCAGCGCGCGGGCCCGCTTCTTGATGTGCGCCTTCGCCTTCTCCGGGTCGCTGGCGCGGCCGATCGCGTGGATCGCGTTGCGCAAGTCCTCCTCGTCGGCGATCGGGTACGAGCCGTCCGGCAGCGCCCGGCCGTCCTCGGCCATCTTCCGGCGCTGCTCCGCGTTGTACTCGCGGAACGCCAGCCCCGGCAGCGGCACATCGTCGGCGCCGACCGTGCCCGGCCCCCCGGACGCAGCCACCGGCGCCTCCTGCTCCGGGCGCTCCACCGTGCCCAGCCGGATGAACGCCTGCGAGAACGCCGGGATCGGCACCACCGTGGCCGCGCTGATCCGGCCCTTGGAGAACGTGATCGACTGCTCGTCGTCCTCCAGCGCCATCTCAGCGGAGTCCACGTCGATCGACACCCCGCGCAGGTACTCCTCGGCGATCAGGCCGATCACCTTGTCGGAGTCGTCGGTCGCGGCGAACGTGCCCGCCCCCCACACGAGCCCGTTGTCCTTCCAGATGTCGGCGATGTGCCCCACGACGACGGAGCCCTCGTGGCCCATGCCGGACTTCTCCTGCCACAGCAGCGGGATCGGCAGGTCGCGCCACTCCAGCGCGCCCTCCGCGAACCGCCGCTTGTCGCCGGACCACTCGTTCTCCGGGGCGAGCACCCCGTACCACGGCACGGCGGCAGCCTCGACATCCATGTCGTCCTCGGCCTCGGGCGCGTCCTCCAGAGGCTCGATGTCCTCGATCTCATCGACCGCGACGCTCATCGGGAACTCCTCACCCTCGTAGTCACCGTCCCAGACTGCCAGACGGTCGAACCGAATCGTCTCACCCGGCTCGCCCTTCGCGGGCGTTTCCGGGTATCCGAGCGTGACGTGCGGCGTCCACTGCGGGTACTGCTCCACCGCGTCGAACGCCGCCCGGATCGTCTCGTGGGTCAGCATGTAGTCGCGCAGATTGCGCATCAATCCGGGGTCTACCATCACAACGTCC